TTTCAACTTGTTTAGGTTGTCCAACTTTAGAGATATCAACAGCTAAATGTTTTGCACCGGTGGATATCGCCTTTGTTCTAACATAATAACAAAGAGTTTTTAAACCTTTTCCCCAAGAATGGAAGTGTGATGATGAAATCTTTGATAAGGTTGGGTTTGACATATAGATATTCATCGATTGTGATTGGTCTATGAAAGGTGCTCTATCTGCCGCCATATCAATAAGTTCCCTTTGTGAAATTTCCCATATTGTTTTATACTTTGGAATTAAATGTTCAATTCTCTTGACCTTTTTAACATAATTTTTTTCTTCCGGGTCAAGGTAATGATTGAAATTAATATTTTGGATTGAACCCTCGTTCATAATAATTTCATTTTTCAAATCTTCACACCAAATACCTATTTTTTCAAAGTCGTTTATTAAGTATTTGTTAACAATTAAAATTTCACCCCCTACTACACGACGATTAAATAATGCTGAATGAGCCGGTTCTGTCATTTCAAATGAACCGGTAATCTTAGCTGATGAAGCTACTGGCATTTGAGCTGTGAATAACGAATTACAAACTCCGTGATTAGATACTTCTAATTTAAGTGTATCCCAATCCCACATTCCACCTAAACCTTCATAATCCAATCCCCACATATCAAATTGGAATGTTCCTTTTGACATTGGTGAACCTTCAAAGAACTGGTAAGGTTTATATTCACCTAATTTACATAATTCCATACTCTCGGTGATTGCAGCAAAATAAATTGTTTCAAAAATATCTTTGTTCAATTTTCTCGCTTCTTCAGATGTGAAGATATAATCCATAAGATAGAATACATCGGCAAGACCTTGAGTTCCAATTGCAATTGCTCGTTGTTCCAAACCACCTTTTCTACCTTGTTCAGTCGAATAACTATTAATGTCTATAACTTTGTTAAGAGCCCTAACAACTTTCCTAACTTCTTCATATAAAAGTTTAAAATCAAACTCATTTTTTATGATAAAGTTTTTTAACACCATAGATGATAATGTACAAATAGCCGTAGTTTCTTCATCAGTATATTGATAAATCTCATTACATAGGTTAGACTGTTTAATAACTCCGATATTTTGGTGGTTAGTTTTTCTATTAGCGTTATCTTTGGAACACAAATAAGGAACTCCGGTTTCAACCTGGGATTCAATTATTTTATTCCAAACAGATTGTGCTTTAACTTTCTTACCTAAACCTAACTCAACAGCTCTTTGGTAATTTTGTTCGTATTCATCACCATATGTTTCTTGTAATGGTTTAATACCAGATTTTACAATATCATTTGGACAAAACAAATACCAATCATCATTATTTTTAACCGCTTCCATAAAGTTATCTGGTAACCAAATTGATGTAAATAAATCTCTTGCTCTCATCTCCTCAGCTCCAGTGTTTTTCTTAATATCTAACAAGTCAAAAATATCTTTATGCCAAGGTTCAATATAGATAGCTGCACTACCAGGTCTTCTTCCTTGTTGATTGAAGAAACGTAATGATTCATTTACAATTTTTAAGTATTTTAATAACCCACCCGCAAACCCACCAGATGAGTTAATACGACTTTCTTTACTACGAATGTTAGACATACATAAACCAATTCCGGCAGCATCTGAAGAATAGGTTGAAATGTCATTCAATGTTTGTAGTAACCCACCACGAGAATCTCCGTGGTTGTATTTTAACACACAAGAAGCTAATTGAGGGGTTTTTGTTCCAGCATTAATCATAATAGGTGTCGCCGGAGAAATAAGTTGATTTGATAATGATTTGTAATACTCAATAGCTTCATCTAATGATTTTGTAACCCACAACGCAACTCTCATATACATATGTTGAGGTCTTTCAATTACTTGCCCTTCAGGAGTTTTTAACAAATACATTTCTGATAATGATTTCCACGCAAAGTAATCAAAATTGTAATCATTTTCATGATTTATTACAGAATCAATATTTTCCGGTCCATATTGTTCAATAGTTTCCATTAACTTATCATTAATAATCCCGTCAACGTGTAACGTGTGCATTGTGTTACAAAAACTATCATCAGTTTCTTTATGATAAGATGAGATTGCGACAGATGAAGCCAATCTCGAATAATCGTGATGACTTCCGGTATAAGATGCTGCAATCTCATATACTAACTTATCAAGTTCTTTTGTTGTAATAACACCCTCTGTTGGAACCGACGTAATTACTTTGATGAATACCTCATCAGCATTAACGTTTAAACCTCTGGCGGAACGTTTTATTCTGTTATATATTTTTTGGGGGTTAAAAGCAACTTCTTCACCCCCTCTTTTTTTTATTTTTAATGACATCATATTAAAAATCGTCTGTAAATGTTAATGATTCCCCCAACTTAGCTTTTTGGTACTCAACCGTTCTTGATTCAAAGAAATTACCCTTTGTTTCAACAGCGATTTGTTCCATAAACTTAAATGGTTGTTCTACGTTAAATTGTTTTTTACAACCTAACTTAACTAATAATCCGTCAACAACGAATTCTAAGTATTGTTTCATTAAGTTTGAGTTCATCCCGATTAAGGATACTGGTAGTGATTCTGTGATGAACTCTTTTTCAATCTCCAACGCTGATAATAAAATTTCTCTAATTCTTTTTTCACTTGGTCTGTTTTCTACGTGGTTATTCAATAAGTGAATAGCGAAATCACAGTGTAAGTTTTCATCTTTAAAAATTAAAGAATTTGCGTTACATAATCCTTGCATAATCCCTCTTGATTTCAACCAAAATATAGAACAGAATGAACCTGAGAAGAAGATACCTTCAACCGCAGCAAACGCTACCAATCGTTCTTGGAACGACGCACTTTCAATCCACTTTAAAGCCCAATTAGCCTTTTTCTGGACAGCTGGAAGAGTGTCGATGGCGTGAAAACACTCATCTTTCTCATCAGCGTCAGAAATATACGTATCAATCAATAATGAATACATTAATGAATGTATATTCTCCATCATAAGTTGGAATCCGTAGAAAAACTTTGCTTCCGGATATTGTACTTCACTTAAAAAATTTTCAGCTAAGTTTTCATTGACAATACCATCCGAAGCAGCAAAAAACGATAAAACGTTTTTCACAAAAAATCTTTCGTTGTCTGTAAGGTTTTCCCAATCTCTAATATCATTAGATAAGTCAACCTCTTCAGCTGTCCAAAACGCAGCTTGATGTTGTTGATAAAATTCCCAAATATCATTGTGTTGTATTGGGAAAATAACAAAACGGTCTTTATTTTCTTTTAAAATATTTTCTTCCATAATTAATTACTATTTCTTTTTTGTTCTTCTTTTTGTTTTCTTTTCTCCAATAAGTCTTTGATTCTTTGTCTGTTTCTTTCTTCGGTTTGTTCTTCAAGACCTAAGAAAGTTACCGAACTATCAGTATCAATTTCTAACATACTATTGTCGAATTTACAGTTTTCAAACACAACACCATCATCACCAATACGAGATTTAGTAATGGCTATGGTCGCTAATTTCATTTCTTTCTGTTGTAAAGATTTTGCAACAGAAATGATGACGTGACCAACTTGTGCTTTTTTGATTGACCCACCCATTTGGTCCGTAGTTACAACTTCAGATGAAATCGAACTTCTATTACCTTGAGTAGCTGTCCAACCCACGATGTTTAATTCATGACACATAGCTTCAAAACCTCTCATGACCGAACCTTCAGATTTCCACTCATCACCTAAATTTTTATCCGGTACAACACAATCAATATAATCCAATAAAACCATATCTATTTTAGTGCCTTCAGACATCATCTTACGAATTTGATTTTTGATTTGCATCATAGTCATAGTATCCGATGGTAACTTTTTTAATATAAGTTCATTGGTCATAGTTTCTTTAACATTTTTAACCTTATCTAATACCTCGTCTTTTCTTTTAGATAATTCATCCGGGTGAATTTTAGTCCATAAGGTAATATGTTTTCTTTGAATAATCTTTGGATTGTCTTCGAAGAAAATTTGTAAAACATTATAACCCAAATTAAAAGCGTGGTTTGAAATCTTTGTGAGTAATGTTGATTTTCCAACACCGGTTGGTGCTAATACAACCCCTATTTCACCTTTTGCTAAACCACCTTTTAACAATCTGTCAATACCAGGTATTCCCATAGGAATTGGATGTCTATAATCCTCATCCAGAACTTCATCCAAATTAAAAAACACACTTTCAGTACCTTTGTCGTGTTCACCAACTTGTAGAGCTTTACTAACCATTTCTTCTAAAGTATCATAACTTTCGAATTCCCCAGCGTCTATTATTTTTTGTGCTTTTGACATCACTTTTTGAAGTTCTTGTTGTTTACAAAACTTCATAGACTTTTCTTGTACGAACTCAGCACCTTCATCCTCAGTTTCTTTGACGTTTTTGAGTGTGTCAATAACAATTTTAGCTGCTAATGGTTGTTGTAATTCCGATTTTGTAATTTGTTCTAAAGTGTCAAACGTTGGAGTGTGTTCGTATTTTGAATAATATTCCTTAACCATTTGAATGATTAGTTTAAAGTATTTATTTTCAAAATAACTTGGTTCCATAACATCAATAATTGACCTCGAAAAGTCTTTATCAACGATGATTTGTTTTAATAATTGTAATTGAAATGTACTACCTAAGTACTCGAAATTTTTGTTTGACGCCATATAATTTTTATTAGTGTATTTGATAAATATTAGACACTTAATGGAACTTCCAAATAATTAAATGTTAATTTTTTTGACGAGAATATGTCAGTCAAATTCATCAACAAATTTTTTAGGTGTGGTCTTACGTCTACGGTATATCTTACCTTAGGTGGGTAGATTTTAGCGTCCACTTGTCTATGACAAATTGTCATATCATTTTGTTTAATATAGATGTTAAAATACTCCGGACCATCTATATATGATGTATCTAAAATAGATGGGTTTGATATGATTTCATACATATTATCCATCATGTATGTGGTTGTTTTCAAAGACAATTGTCTCTGTATGTCGTTTTTAAAGTCTTTCAATAACTCATATAATTCTAATGAGTATTTAGCTTTTGGGTTAAACTCCCTTACGTTAAAAAATCTCTGTACAATGATGTTATCATTTACCATCATTAAAAATTCTAATTTAACTGATTCTTGGTCTTTCATAATTAATTTGTTTTGTAATTTCTTTTTTCTTTTCTTGTTAATTTCATAAAAGGTCTAACAAAATTTACCCACGAGTCATCCCCTTTTGGTAGATATTTAAAAAAACCGTCTTCCATCATCATTTTGATTAAGTTTTTATAACCCCTACCTTCAGGGTCTAAACTTTCTTTATAATAAAGTTCAACAATTTCTTTACCTTCGTTTGTGATTAATGGTTCCGATAAGTCGACTATTTTTTTATTAACCACAAAAAATTCATCACCGTAAACTCCGGTCTTTGTTTTTCCCGATAATAAATTTTGTAAAGTTTTATTATCTTTGTTTTCTTTAAGTAGAACTTCAGCTTTTTGTAAAATATCGGTAATTGAAACCGGTTTATCAAGTAACTCGGGGAAAAATTTTATAAGAGTTTTCTCTCCAAGTCCTGATATACCGTGAATATTATCTGATTTGTCACCGGATAATATTTTATATGTTGTGACATTTTCGTGAGGAAAATAATAATATTCGAATAAAATCCTATCACCCTTTCTGAAAGTTTGTTTTGTTTTTGGATAATAAACAGATACTCTATCAGAAATCAATTGTAATAAATCTTTATCACCAGAGAATATGGTTATAGTCTCATTTGTTGCAATTTTACAATAATATGATATAAGGTCATCAGCTTCGTTCTTATCGACGTTCACCTGTCTTATATAACATTCCTCCAAGTATTGTTTGATTCTTTCTTTCTGTTCCTCAAATGATTCGTCTTTGAAGTCTTCGACAACTTTACGTTTTTCTTTATATTGGGGGTATAGTATTTTCCTTGTGAGAGAGTTTTCCTCACCATCCCACATGACAACAACCTTGTCGAAGTTTTCTTCATCAATGAGTTTTCTTAATGTATTCACAAAATGCCAAACAGCACCAATGTGTTTACCTTTATTGAAAAAATCCTTAACACCGTGAAAGCCAATCTTAGTTAAGTTGTTGCCATCAACCAATAATGTTTTAGTCATTATTTTGTTTTTGTTTAGTTAAACAAATCATCGTATCATATCGTAGTCCATTTTTTCTATTTTTTCAATAGAATAAACTTCAAGTTCTTCTTTCAACCTATCGTCAGAATTAAGTTTCTCCCAACGTTTTTGTGCCTTATTTTTCCAGTGTGATACCAAATTTTCTAAGTTGTAGTTGTTATAATTTTCTCGTTTTTCTAATTCAATCTCACCACCAGATAAAATATGTTCCTTCACATTTGAGTATCCGAATGTTGTATAATAATATCTTTTCTTAGTTTTAGATTTCATACAACATTTAACAAACTCAGTGAATTCATTGTGTTTTTCAATATCGAATTCTTTCAAGTGAGCTTTAATTATTTGAATTATTTTTGAATACTCTCTCATTTTTGGTGCCGATGGAACTGGGTCCACTAACATACCACCCCATTCTTCCTTACCATAAATTGGTCTAAGGAAATTTCTTAATTCCATATAGATATTATCACTAGGAAATAAAAATAAGTCAGACTCGGTCATCCCATTATATTTTATATATGGTTCCAAACCATCGTATTGTGATGAACTTTTGATGTTACCATAAAGTGATGTTGTTTCCAAAAAACATAAATTCATTTTTTCACCATACTTTTCTTTAAACAAATCTAAAACCAAATGTGAACTACAAATCAAAGCTAATAGTTTACCACCCAAACAATTAAAACCAAATGGTTGTGTTGGTACAATAATTGAACCATTCACCATATGTTTGTTTACATGTGTTGCTTTTAAAGTTTCACCGAAAAAATCGTTTCTTGGTTTTATTGACAATACTGGTGAAGCTATTTTAATAAACCCCAAATACTTATCAGATTTACCCTCTTTTACCCCTAAGGTAATTTGTCTACCAATCTGTGATTCCATTGGTAAACTAATAGTAATCTGAGCTAAATTATTCATAATACTTTGGTCAATTACCTCAACAACAATATCCATATCCTTTGGTTGTAATGTGTGGTCGTTAAACAATTGTTTACTCCACTTTTCAACGTCTATGTTAACAACTTTTTCTTTTTTTCTTTCTAAAAAGTAGTCCTGTATTGTTGGAACTTTACCATAAAAACCATTTATGATATCAACCATATTCATTACTTCTTCGTAAGTTAATTTTAACTCCATTATAAAAATTTTAAATTATTCATCATCTTCATCATCTGATTTTGTAATCACATCTTTAAATGTGATATCACCTTCACCGGATAATATTTTATTCCAAAATTCGGAATACTCTTTCTTGTATTTTTCTAAAGCTGTTTTATCATCTTTAATATACCCTTGTGGTACCGCAATGATTTTACCGTCTTTGAATGAAATACCATTAACATGGTTTTTCAAAACTGATATTTTGGTTCTTGTAGCATACGCCACGGTTCTACCATTTTTAGTCGCGGTAATATGGTTAATACCAGCTTTTTTCTGATTACCAAACAAGAATACTAAACTTGATGCTAACCATAATGCTTCACCACCTTTAGCCTTAATTTCAGGCTGTCCGAATGGATTATCTGGAAGGTCCACCCATGGTTGATTAATTACAACCATCGTAGAATAATATGGTACGTTTTCTTTTTTTGTTTTAGAAATTCTTGAATGGATACCCATACCAATTGTATCAGCTAATGCAGCAGCGTTATGCATCTTACCACCCTTACCATCATAAGTCATTTTACACGGAACCGAACCAACCGAATCCCAACAGAACAATATATTATACGGAATATCACCACTTTCTTGTGCATCCAAAATGTCATTCATGTAGTCGGTCAGTTGTTCTATATAGTCAAAACTGTCATTAAAAATAAAATGTCCATCCCAATTACCATTTTCATCTTGTTCAGCTTGTAGACCTAATTCTACAGCATGAGGCCAACTCCATTTTTTCTCAGTAATCATAAGTACTGGTAAATCACCTCGTCTTTGAGCGTCAGCAGCAGCTAAAATCATAGCGGTTGTTTTTGATGAATTTGAGTGACCTAAAAACATGTTTATTCCACCCATAATTGGACCCGGTAACCCACAAGCTTCCATAAAAGCTTCACCACAATTATAATAACTTTCTTCTTTATATTTAGTTTTCGTTGAGTACTTATTTTTTAAGTCCTCCATTGAAAAATTCTTTTTTCTTATCGCCATATCTTTATGTTAAATTGATTTTCAGAGATTCTATTAGATAACATAGACACGATGTCTATGTCCGTGTCTATGTTGAATAATATAGTTTAATTGATTAGAAAGGCATATCGTCATCACCTTCTTCATCTGCTTGTGGGTCTTCATAACCTGAAGACTTTGCACCACCGAATGAAGTTTCCGATTCTGATGAATCACCGTAATCATAACCACCTTTTTCTGAGTTCCATTTTGGAGACTCACCTCTCGCAATTGCTTCAAGATACTCAACTGGTTTTTTAGAATAAACATCTTCCCAAGTCAACTCGTCTTCAATCCATGATTGTGCAAGTTCTTTGTCCTCGTGAACAGGAGCAGCGTCATCATACATAACAGTTTGGATTACTGTGTAATAAGCTCCTTTTGGTGTCTTAGCTTTGGTTAATTCCAAAATAAGGTCTCTTCCAGTCTCAGGGTCAGCGATATCACCTTTGTTTCTGTAAATTGGGATAATTTTGTCGTAAATACCCTCATTTTTGTAGTTAGCTTTGAATCTCCAAAACTTAACCCCATCCGCTTCGTTATCTCTATCGATAACTTTAACAATGTAGAATTTACGTGAAAGGTAACTTGACGCTAATTTTTTATCAGCTTCTTTACCGGTTGAACGTAATTCTTCGTACACTTCATTTAAAGGTGAACGTTCATTGTCGTTTTTTCCTGGGTCATAAAATTTTTGGTATTTACCATCGACTTGAATTTCGTGGAAGTAAACCTCTTTAAATGGTGAAGAACCATCCGTTGTAGGTAAAATTCTAAGTCTTTTTTGTCCTTGGGTTTCCTTATCGGTAAGGATTGCCGCGAAGTATTTTTTCATTCTTTCTTCTTGTGTGAATTTTGAGGTGTTAGAAGAACCACCTTTTTTTGACTCTTCGTATTGAGCCAAGACTGCGTCTAATGAATTTGTCGCCATAGTGTTAAAATATTTAAAGTTTATATAAGTATAAGTGTCAGCCGTGATATTGTCAAATTTTTCAATAAATAAAAACGGACATTTCGTCCGTTTATATTTATTTTATTCTTTCAAATGATTGTGCTTCGTCGTCGAAGTTCCTAAATGTCTTCTTAATTTCTGTTGGTGAATAATCTTCAACCTCATCTTGAGTTAAAATATATTCATTTTTTCCGGATTTTTCCATATCTTCCTCTTTATCTTGAAAAAAATCTGTTAGTTTTTGATTGAAAGGTCCTGAATCTAAACTTCTTAACTCAAGTTTTTCCTGTGGTGTTTTTTCTCTGTATTTTTCAATCTTTGTTTCCAAATCATTTAGTTTAGACATAATACCGTCCATCTCACCTAACTTAGATTCTAAATTATCTAAATGTTGAAATAAATTATCAAAATATTCGTTTTGTTTTTTCTCGATATCTTTTTGAGATTTAACTAAGTCAGTTATATCTAACTCTTTTGTATTTTTTTGGTCTTCTTCTTTACCGATTTTTTCAACATCAGGGTCGTTTTCAACATCAACTGGTTGAGCTGTATCTGGAGCTGGTGGAGTAGTTCCCAAACCAGGGTCTGTTTGACCAGCTGGTGGTGTGGTTTCACCGGGTGGTGGAGCTGGTAAACCAGCTTCATCTGGTGGTGGTGGGAGAGCCGCGTCTTGTTCGGAAATATATTGATTAATAGAATTGTATCTACTGATTTCCTCTAATATTCTTTGGTCTACTTTTTTCATTTTATTATCCATTCAATAATTGTTTAATCCCTGTTGTTGTTTCAACTTGAATTTTTTTATTTTGATTCATGGTATTATCAACTCTTTCAATCAGACCATCTTTCATTCTGATAGTATAACAATCTCCAGTATCCAAATCACATACTTGTTTTGAACCATTACCCATATCTTTTTCAGTTGTACGAGTTTGTTTACCTAAGTAATTTTCTAATAATGATTTTGTATCCATAATCTTTTTTATATATAAATATCTGTTTATTTGTAAATGTTATTTTATCTCAAAACTAATAATATAGTCATTCCAAATTGCTTGTTGTCTTGAACTTTCACCAACATTAGTTACCGGTAAATCAAGATTTGCATAAATCCATATACGGTATTCATATTTCCCAACTAAATCTTTTTTATCCGTCGTTGCCCCACAACCCTCTTCATCCAAAATATTTTGTCTAGTTATTGTAAACGTTTGTTTATCTGTTGAAAAATACTCATCTAGCCTTGTTCCTGACCCCTCGGAATTACCACATTCAGATGTTACTTTGTAATATTTATATTCAGCAATAAACATTTTCCAATCACCAACATTTGGTTTTATGGTGACAGTTAATTTGTTAAATGAACCCCCAACTTCTTCAACAACAAAATCAAATGGGTCTATTGCCGGTACATTTGCCGGTGGTGGTGTATTTGTAAAATTACCACTATTTGTGTTGAATAGTTTAATTGATTTATCGACTTTATCTTCAATATTAGCTAACTGAGTTGGTGTCATATCGGTATAAACATTTTCTGGTGTTATAGCTTTGTCTGAATTTAAAATAATAAATTTTGTAATATCTTTAGGTGTTATTTGATTTATTGTAGTTGTTCTACCGTTAAATCTACTAATTAAAAAATCAACATTTTGTTCCATACTTTCGAATACAACATACGGTTTTGTATTTAAATTCCCACCACAATAATATTCTTTTTTTGTAAAATAAGCTTCGACTGAAGCACCCCAATCACTTTCATCAATTTTGGTTCCACTATAATTGTTTGAGAGTGTTTTTAGATTTACATCATTATCTGAATTCAGATAAAGTTTAGCAAATACAGAATATCTCATTTTTTGGTCTTCAGTTTTTGTCATGATATATTCAATAACTTTTTTTGTTGTGACACTAGTTTCTGTTGGTGTTACTAAAACAAATTTTTCATATCTTTTGGTTGGTGTATCAACCGGTGGACATGATGGACTATTATTTGGTTTTGTACCCTCTTTTTTAGTATTATCAACTTCTTTTTGGTTTTTTTGGTCTATAACATTATTTTTAGTCGTAGCTGTTGTCGCTTGTTTTAATTTATCAGCTTTATCCTTTTTATTTTTTTCAACGATTGACTGTAATAGTGTTGTTTTTAATGATTGAATATAATTATCAATCTTCGGTAATGAAGCCGTTGGTTGTCTCACACCTTCAAAAGTCGTTTCAAAGTTACCGGGAGAAATACTGTGATTTACTTGTTGTATCATATAAGGACCACTGAACATTGGCACGTATCTCAAATTAAAATACATTGTTGGTTGAATAAGAGCGTTACCAAGCATACTTACAGAACAATTATAACTTCTATTTTTGTATAAGTTGAATAATGAAACACTTTGTGTTGACCCACCACGATTACCGGATTGATTAGCCATTTGGTTTAAAACCTCTAACGACTCAGCTGTCGCTAAACCAGGACTCTGAGAAACGTTAAAACTTTTAAATATTGATTGATTTTGTGGACCAATATCCACATTAAAACCTACCACCTTGTTAGATTTATCCCAATCTTTTTTGTTTGTTTGATTTTCAAGTAAAGGGTTATCACTTGCTCTTCTTAAATCGAAAGCGTCATTCCTAAATCTAAAATCTACGTTATTCTTTAAATCCAATTGTTCACTCGGTTTACCAGCGTAGAAACAAACCATTTTAGCTGATGAATTACGATAATCCACATTTAAAAATGTGCCGAATAAGGTGTTAGCAAATTCTAATGTCCCTTCAGGTTTTGGTGTGGGATTCATAGAAGCGTCTTGTACATTGTAAAAATTTACATAAGACGGTATATTCATCACAACAAAATTATTGTTAATCAAAATTGTTTGAACAAAAACCAACATTGTAGCTTTCGGATTGATATCATTCAACATGTTTTTAAGTTTTATAATATCAACCAGAACTTTGTCACCAACGTTACGACTAGCTCTATCCAAAAGTAAAATATCCTCAAACAATGTTTTGTTTTTAAAATCATTACCAGCAATCCATTTATCATTTGTAGCTTTAAAAGATTCCCAAAGTTCTAACTTTGTTTGAGTACTTTCTAAAACTGAACCCTTTGCTTGTTTTGTATTATCAACAACATCAGGTAAAGTTTTTCTTACCTTTATTAATGTGTTATTTAAAACTTTATTATTGTAATTATTTAAACTTGTCAAATAATTACCCATAAGTGTTTTAAATTTATCAAAGTTGAGTGTTTTGTCTTTTAATTTTTGTGTGGCATAAATTTTAATTATCGGCCATAAATTTTTTATGTTGGTTTCAGTAAAAGCAACATCACAATCAATAAAAAAATCGGTTATGTATGAACCGTTATTATCATAAACTAACTCTGGTATATTTGAAAAACCTACATATGTTTGTAAAGTTGTCCAAGCTATGGGATTCGATATAAAAGATTGTAAGTAGGTAGGACCCAATGGATTCAAACTTGGTAAGGAATTCGGTGTTGTTCCATTATAACTCTGCCATGTAATTGGGTCTTCGACCTTGTTTTTACTTGTAAATGAACCGAATAATCTCCTATCAAAGTTTGAGGGATTACCATTCATAAAATAAATGTCTGTATTTATAAATTGACTAATTAAATTAGATATATTTGTTAATTGTTTCGATTGAATCTGTTCAACAGAAAGTGTGTTATTAGGGTCCGTTCTGGTTATTTTCATCATTTCTCTCATAAATGATTGAAAATTTTTGAACGATAATTCAGAATTCGTGTAAACATCATTACCCTCTTCTATAAAATCATACACGGATTTTGAAAAGTTTAAGAATTCTTTTTCAAACTTGTCTAATGTTGTTTTCCCAAAAATTGAAAAAATTTCACTTATATCAGTATATTGATTTTGTTCACCGTTTATTGAAAAATTTTCTTGAGGTGATTGTCCAGACCAAACTTGTTTCAAATATTTAGTGTGTGATGGTTTGATTGTTTTAGAATTATCAAAATAACCATAATTTGGTGCCGCCCAAAACAACCTTACAGAACCATTATACATAGATGTATTTCCAGTGAACTGACAGAATGGTTCACCCAAATCAAAACCGGTTAAAGCTCTTCCAACTTCTGTAAAGGTATCTATACACTCCCGACTTGTTTGATTTATTAAACTACCGTGAGATGGTAAAATAAAAGTACGCTGTCCATAATCACCGTTAATCGAAACTGACCAAGGAATTACTCTTGTAGTGGTATTGAAACCATTAACATTACCATTAATCCTGTTAATTACAGCTTCTGGTACATAATTCAAAACAAAACCTTCGTTAAAAGCTTTTTGTATATCATTATTGGTATAACCTGTAAATAAATTATAACCCTGATAAAAAATATTAAAGTCATTTATTAATTTGGGGTAAAAACCGGTATTAATAACTGTTGTTGTACTTACACCATTTTGAGTTTGAGCTGTGAATTTATCTTCCAAAACAATTGTAGTAGCACTTAACTGACCTGGTATTGTTACAATGTACTTTCTATTAGTATCCCCACTAACTGGGTCAAAATTATTTTTGTAATCGAAATTTTTCCAACAATTATCTAAAATATCAATACCATTCTCTACCCTTTTTTTGTATCTATGCCAAATAGAACCAAATTTTAAAACCCAAGGGTATGGTGTTTTATGTACAGCAGCAAATTTATTTATACCAGCGTAAATATAATCTAACTCATTTACAGATGGATTACCGTTTGATGTACTATAAGATTTATATTTTTCTCTGAGTGTTGAAAGTGGTAAACTATTCAGAAACAAATAAGCTGAACTGACATATGGGTATTGTTCTTTGTTTCTAAACTTCTCAACCCCTTCTTGAATCGAATTTATAAAATACGGTGTATTGAATATAGATGTTGTTTGGTAATTACTTACTAACCCAGAGTAATTTAAATATTTTATATCACCTTCAGTTGGGAGTTGGTTTTCATATGTCCTTGAAGCGTAAAAATTTCTTAGGTCAGTATTTTTGTCTACCTTGGGTTCTACGATATTTTTATAAACAAAATTGGTAATAGGTTTTTTTTCGTCACTACCCTGAGATTCAGTAAAATTAGAAATGACTTTGTTGTTAGGATTGTATACTAATGTTTTTGTGGTATTAAATGATAATTTTTCATCAACACCACCACCATTTGCTAAATTAGTTTTTACCCAGTTTGTATTTGTAAACGGGTATATATCTGAAAAGTCCAAGGTATTAGATGAGGTTGACTTCGATATGTAATTAGAAATCTTGTCTTCATTCTTTAATGAAACTAATGGTTGGGTTTTTGTTTCAGATAAAATGTTTTTATCAATAAATTTGAACCCAATATTTTCAACTATGTTTTTAATATATGGAGTTACAAAAATACCTCTAATAAAATTTTGCCAACTTGGACCCGAACCGTTGTTCGATATGGTTTGTAAAATAGCCTCAAAATTATTTGAATCAATTTTATAGTTTTTTAATATTTTTATTAACGACACATCATCGTTAGCAATAGATTGTGAAATATTTATGTTTTCTGAATCAGCGACAACATTAGTAACAATATCAGTATCCGTAGTTGATAATATACTTCTATCTAATTTTGTATAATAAGAATTAAGTAAAAAACGTTCATATATTTCATATAAAAATTTTACTTCTTCTTTATTTGCGAAAACTTCATTACTAATAGGAAACTCAATACTATTTAATGAAACTCTTTTTGTGTCAGTAAGGGAATTATTATTATCTGTTGCTGGTACGGTTGGTGGTGTTTTTTGTGTTAAACCATTAAGAAATTCTTCAACAAATTCTATTTCTGGCCAAACATCATATAGGTACCCTTTTGTCTGTGATATAATATCATTATCACCCGGATATCTCAATTCAAATTTTTCTTGACCATCTTCCCCCTTTGTTTCCTTTATTACTTGAGGCCAAGGGTAAATTGGTTGTGTTTCATTATTACCAGATTCTTTATTATCTGCACTAGCTGAAGATATGGTTTTATCAAAAACCACATTTTTTCTAATTGGTTCATCTCTTTTGTCCCAAGCTTTTGTATGTACATCATCTAATAATCTAATGAAAGCTTCACCGTTAGCGAAGATAACCGCTAATACATTTCTTATGTTAGGTACAAATCCAATACCACTTTCTTTACTTTCTAATAATGTTGTTAAAGCTTTGGTTAATTCATCTTCAATTTGTTCTCTAAACGTTTTTAAATCTTTTTCCATTTTTTGAATTAAATCAATAAACGTTTTAGGTCCCTCAAAAACAAAAAATTGTGATGTTACTTGTTTACTACCATTTTTTAATGTAATTTGAATGTTATTAAATAAGTTCGTATTTTGTAATTCTGTAATGAATTTAACTTTATCTTCCGGTGAAGGTTGTGTATTACCTTTTTGTTGTTTGTAAGTCTCATCAACATTAATATCAGAATAATTAAAATCTTTTACAACAAAAGTTTCATATTTAATATCATTGGATATTTTTATTGGTGTTTTTTTTCCATTAATCTCATAACTACCGTTAGTACCACATGTTGGGTTTTCATCCAATAATTTTTTATATTTATCAATCAAACCTTTAAGTTCTGAAACAGCATCACTTTTTTTCTGTAAATCAAACTCTTTCTTAAATGTGTATATTTTTTTTCCGGTCTTATTTTCAATATAAAAATTTTTTGTATCCATATACTTATTAAACCAAGAATAACTCAAGGTGTAGAAAACATCTTTTTGATATTCAAAAAGGTTGTTTTGATACGTTTCGAGATTAGTTAATGGGTCTAAATTTTGTTTTGTAAATGAATCAAGAACATTTGTGAT